GTCAATTCCCTCTATCAGAGATGTGTATTTTACACTATTTATCCTCCTGGTAGTTTAGAGACTACTAAGTTCCAAGATTATGTAGCTCTTATGACTTACGGTGACGACAATGAAATGTCTGTCTCCGTTAAGGCTCCTTTGTATAATCATACTCGTATGATGGAAGTGTATGCCTCCCAAGGCATTGAGTACACTATGGCAGATAAGGATGCTGAATCAGTTCCATATATTACATTAGAGAAAGCTGATTTTTTGAAGCGTGCGACTATCTTCCGCCCAGAATACTCTGACCCATCTACTGGGGAAAAAGGTATGTATCTTGCAAAGCTCAGTGAAGAATCTATTTTCAAGAGCTTACATTGCAATATGTTATCAAAGGTTGTGTCTAAAGAGGAAATTGCTCGCCAATGTTTGGATGGAGCACTTCGCGAGTTATGGTTTCATGGTAGGGAACATTTTGAAATGCGCCATGAACAGTTTAAAAGGATTGTTGCCGACCATGAATGGCAACATGTTATCTCACCAAATTTCTACAAGACGTTTGATGAACGTGAGGAAGAATGGTTGGAGAAATACAACTTGGTACGCACCGGTATTGAATGAAGTTTTGGAAACTTGTGTTTAAATCTCTCAGACCGCCGACGTCATTAAAAGCCTGGCGCTAGCAGCATCTAGTAGTTATCCAAGTGGAAATGTGCCCTTTTATATTAGTGATTTAGTGAATTTTATATATATTTATCGTTTTGCATATATTTTCATACCCTGTATATAATTGTATAAATAAAACCTTACTCTTGATGTGTCATTGCTTCACGCACATTCGGGAGTCTAAACATAGTTGATAAGCAGGTAATACATTTACAATATTTACAGACAAGTTATTGCCATGTCTTAAAAAGGCAATATGTGGGGGAGAGCCTCGTAACACCCACATTGAGAGGACACCCAATGTTCATGTACACCAAACTCGTAATGGTTCTTTTGAACTAGGTATTGGTAGACACCCTATTGATTTTTCAGAAGCTAGTGTGGACGCAGATTCTCAATCTGGTCCTTTGGATAGAACAGTGGGATTGACTGGTAAGTACACGCCTAATTGGGCATTAAAAGTACTACCAGGTGCAGCGGTTGATGTAAGCTATATGACCTATGTAAGGTATATCAAGTCATTTGCAAAAACTGCGGAGGATGAATCGGATAGAGTAGTTCGGGGTCAGTGGAATGACGGTTTACGTAAGTACACTTGTGGATCCAAATACTTCAAAGAATGGAAGGCTAAACAATTAGCAGCCTTCACATCCGATCCTGATGAAGACTACCTAAGAAGCCGTGAGGCAGACGCAATATCTCAATCTGGTGAGATGCGTCAGGAAGGTACCATGACCACCACAGAGTCAGAAGTTCAACAAACTATGGAGTTTCAAACT